CCTTTTATGCAGTTGACTCCTGCTGACCGCAGAACAATCATAGAAGAATTGTTGGATATCCAAATCTTTACGTCAATGAATGGTTTGATTAAAGACCGAATGGCATCTATCAAAGACAACTTTACCAAAAACAAGTATGCAATGGAATTATCTTCAGAGAAGATTAAAATGCAGAAGCAGAACCTTGAAGAAAGTAAAAAGAACAATGAGTCGGAGATTGCCAACAAGAAAGAAGAAATTGAAACAAACCAAAAACAATTGGATCAATTGACTAAGGATATTTCGTTAATACAAAAACACATTGATGCACTAAACAAGAAGATTGAAGATAAAGCCACTGTTGAAAACAAGAGTAAGAAACTGGTTCAATTAGAAGCAAAGATTGAAACTTCCATCAAGAAGGTGGAAAAAGATATTGCATTCTATCACAACAATGATAGTTGTCCGACATGTAAACAAGCACTTGATGAAACCTTTAAACAGGAACAAATCAATGAGCATTCGGCCAAAGTTTTATTGCAAAAAGATGGTCTAACAGAACTTAACAAAGAATATACTAAGTTGCAAGACCGTTTGAGTGAGATTGTTAAAATATCCAAGCACATAACTGAACACAACAATGAGATTGTTAAACACAACTCAACCATTTCTGCCATTATTAATTACACGAAAAAACTTAATGCAGAGATAGAGTTGTTGTCTAAGCAGAAAGATACCTTGACAGAAGATAACCAAAAGTTGAAAGACTTAAAGTCTGAGTTGGCGTCTTTGGTTAAAGAACAAGAAAACCTTTCGATTGAAAAACATTACCATGAATACGCAGCGTCATTGTTGAAAGACAATGGCATTAAGACAAAGATTATTAAACAATATTTGCCTATCATCAACAAGTTGGTAAACAAGTATTTGAAAGCCATGGACTTCTTTGTCAACTTTAACCTAAACGAGAACTTTGAAGAAACGATTAAGTCACGCCACCGTGATGAGTTCAGTTATGCTAATTTCTCCGAAGGTGAAAAGATGCGTATTGACTTAGCATTACTGTTTACATGGAGACAAATTGCTAAGATGAAGAACTCGACAAATACCAATCTATTGATACTGGATGAAGTGTTTGATTCGAGCCTAGATAGTGTAGGTACAGATGAATTTTTAAAATTGATTCATGAAATGGGCAACGATACAAATATATTTGTTATCAGCCACAAGGGTGACCAACTTTTTGAAAAGTTTAGGTCCATTATTAAATTTGAAAAGAAGAATAACTTCTCACAGGTGACTAAATGACTGAAATGAAATTGATTGATGGTGTCTTTAAGATTGACACCTCAGATGCATTAACAACCGTACAACCAGCACGAGTTGAAAATATTGAAACGTTTGACTTGGTTTCTCCTGATGATCCAATTCTACATGAAGTTATGCCACATTTTGACTTTGATAATGCAATCGTTAATCCAAATGACTTTGCATCATCTCTTGTGGAAACTTGTAAGAAGAATAATGGTGTTGGATTATCCGCAAACCAATGTGGATTCCGTCATCGTGTTTTTGTTATGGGTGCCGGCAATGATTATGTAGCACACTTTAATCCTGAAGTTATCGAATCTTCTGGTGAATCCCACATGCTAGAAGGTTGTTTATCTTTCCCATTGTTAGGTCTACGCATTACCAGGCCGGCAGAAATTACGGTAAAATACCAAGATTTCCACGGAGTTGAACATACCACAAAATATGTTGGTATTTCGGCACGATGTTTCTTGCATGAGCTTGACCATATGAACGGAATAGTGTATACTGACCGTGTGAAACCATTGGCACTAAAATCTGGACTCGATAAGAGAAACAAGGTTATTAGGAAAATGGCTCAATATCAAGCACTTATGATGAAACAAGCGAAACAAAAGAATGGCAAAAACTCCGTTAGAGCACGTTGAAAAACAATGGAATGAGTGGCAGGAAAACAACTCCACTCATGAACATATTGATGTGGACGAATTAAAGTCCACACTCATTTCAGATTTGACATATGCGTCACAGATGGACGTAAAAGAATACACACTATATCAAAAGTGGTGTGAAGTTAAAGAACGTTATCCTGTTGGTCAGACTAATCCTTTGGCGGAGATGTTGGGTGAAACGCCTGAAATGCTTAACCTGGAACAAAAGGCAATCATCCAAAAAGTTAAGAAAAACTTTTGGATGCCTAGTTCACCAGATGACTATGAAAAACTGGAACCAATTTTACAGTTATATAATGGTGAATTGGCAGAAACATGGAATGCCATTCGTACATTTTCGTCTACAATGAAGAACAATTCTAACATCGGTCGTAATCTATTTTACACCGTTGTTGATGCACGTTCAGGTAAGTATCTCGGTGTTATTTGTATCTCTTCCGATTTTCTAGACTTGACTCCTAGAGACAATGCAATTGGTTGGTCTAGAGATGTTAAGACACAACAAGGTATGATTAACCATACTGCAATTGGTTCTACGATTGTGCCTTTGCAACCACTTGGGTATAATTACATGGGTGGTAAATTGTTGGCATTGTTATGCCTTGCTGACACAGTTCAAAAAGATTGGAAGGTTCGTTATGGAGACACTCTTGTTGGCGTTACTACAACGTCACTCTACGGAAAGACCAAAGCCGGTGGGCTTTCTCAATATGATGGTTTGGAACATTGGCAGAAGATGGGATTTTCTAGTGGGTCTGTTGCTTTTGAGCCTAAGCGCACAACTGCTAACATGGTCTACAAATGGATCAAAGAAAACCACACAAGAAAGTACTTTGAGTGGTGGGAAGCAAAAAACATGCAAGGACTTCCACTGAAACGTGACCACAAGAATCGTTCATTGAACTTTGCATATTCTAAACTTGGTATTCCAAAAGAATTGATTCGCACAGAACATCAACGTGGAATTTACTTTTCTCCGTTGTACAATAACACAAATGAATATCTCCGCAAAGAAATTGGAGATGCTGATTTGGTTAAATCGTTTGATACGTCCGAAGAAACGTTAGCAAACATTTGGAAAACCAAATACGCCAAAGGCCGAATTCGGCAACTACAAAAGAAAAATACGGTATCATATGAAAACCTATTCTATGATGACCTAATCTATTTGTCCTGGGAAGATACCAAGGCCAAATATTTGCCACAAGTTGGCAGATAATTCAAGTATACCGCAAATATGCTTGACATCTCACATACATAATAGTATGATGTTGATTCTCTCGCAAGAGAGTTTTTTTAAATTATTAGGAGTTATATTATGAGCAATCTATCCGCAAAAACCCGCATCTTGAACGCATTGAAGCAAACAGAGGGTTACAACACTTTCACCGTTAAGGCTGCACAACGCCGTTTTGGTATTCAAAATGTGTCTGCACGTATTGAAGAACTTCGCAAAGAAGGTCACTGCATCTACACAAACACCAAAACAGTTAACGGTAAGAAAATCAACGTGTATCGTCTTGGTACACCAACTAAAGCATTGGTTCGCACTGCATTGTCTGCTGGCGCTTCCTTGACTGCTTAATTAACTTAACGTAAACCATTATTGACAATTCTATACGGTTTTGTCAATAATGGTTTACACTTTTTAGGAGTCCGCATGGAAATTTCAATTAAAACAGAAGAACTAAGAAAGTATAGTATCTTCGTTGCCACCCCGATGTATGGTGGTATGAATCACGGTCTATACATGAAAGCGTGTTTGGACTTACAAGGACTTTGTATGCAGTATGGCATTCAAGTCAAATTCTCATTCTTGTTCAATGAATCACTAATCACTCGTGCTCGTAACTATTTGGTCGATGAGTTTATCCATCGTTCTGAGTGTACTCACCTGTTGTTCATTGACTCAGACATCAACTTTAATCCACAGGATGTCATCGCAATGTTGGCTCTGGATAAAGATGTTATTGGTGGCCCATATCCCAAGAAAGCAATCAAATGGCGCTCTGCTGTTAAAGCACTACAAAAGAATCCCGAAATCGATATTGGTGTACTAGAAAAGGTTGTTGGTGACTTTGTGTTTAACCCTGTTAAAGGTACTGCACAATTCTCAGTAACGGAGCCTTTGGATGTATTAGAAATTGGTACTGGTTTCATGATGGTTAAACGTGAAGTTTTCACCAAAATGGAAGAAGCATATCCAATGATTCGTTACAAACCAGATCACGTTGGCCAAGCACACTTTGATGGTTCACGTTACATTCACGCATTCTTTGATACTGTGATTGATACAAAAGATTCTATCACTGGTGGTGGTTCAGACCGTTATTTGTCAGAAGATTATATGTTCTGTCAAATGTGGCGTAAGATGGGTGGTCAAATCTTCTTGTGTCCATGGATGAGAACTGCACACATTGGTACCTATCACTTCCACGGTGACATGCCTGCTGTTGCAAACTACGTTGGAGAAATGTAATGACTGATACTGGATATCGCAACAGTGACGATGACACACCGGTTATCAATGTTCCGGTTGCTGTGTCCACTCAAGTCCTAGAACCTGGTCGCAAGTTTGATGGTGGTAAACTAGAATATGGTTTACTGCCACCTTTTGCACTAGAAGAAACCGTAAAGGTTCTTACCTTTGGTGCACAGAAATATGAACGTGACAACTGGCAAAAAGTTCCAGATTCTAAGCGTAGGTATTTTGATGCACTACAAAGACATGTATGGGCTTGGAAACGTGGCGAACAAGATGATCCGGAATCCGGTATTCATCACTTAGCACATGCTATGTGCTGCTTGATGTTTCTTTATGAACATGATATAATCTATTCTAAAGAAACTTTACATAATGGAGAAACTAAATGAAACTATCAACAGAAACCTTGAGCGTACTTAAAAACTTTTCATCAATCAACCAGAATTTGGAGTTCAGAAAAGGTAACAAACTTACCACAATCTCCACTGGTAAATCTGTCCTTGCACAGGCCATTTTGAAAGATGACTTTCCTGAAGACTTCTGTGTCTATGATTTGAACCAATTCTTGTCTGTTCATTCCATGTTCAGTGGTGATGTTGATTTGGACTTTGATGCATCTAATGTTATCTTCAAAGCAGGTCGTAATAAATTGAAGTATCGTAAGGCTTCAAAAGACACCATTGTTGCTGCACCAGACAAAGAAATCAAACTAACACAAGTTGATTATTCCTTCACCTTGCAAGATACTGATTATCAGTCTATCATGAAGGCTGCAGCAGTTCTATCATCACCAAACATTGCTTTGAGTTCTGATGGTGAAACTGTGGAACTTGTTGCTTGTGATGTGAAAGACGATTCTGCACACACAAATGCCATTAAAGTTGGTGATGGTAATGGCCATACTTTCAAGTTGGTCTTTAACACAGAAAACATTAAGATGGTTGCAGGTTCTTATGACGTACAAATCTCGTTCAAGGGTTTTGCACACTTTAAAAACACAAAAGATGATATTCAATACTGGATTACCATCGAAACTAAATTGAGTTCACACTAATATGTTGTTACATTTTACTGATGCCGAAACAGGCAATCCAATTTGGGTAAATCCAAAACAAGTGTCGGTTATTTTCTCTGGTAAAAATCCAGACGGAGTTGAATTGACTATGATTAACTTGCTAAACGGAAACGTAGCCACAAATGAAGACATTCTAAGTGTGGTTGGCAAGATCCAGGGAGGTCTAAATAATGACTAATCAAGTGCAAACTTTATACGGAACTTTTGATGAGAAACAACTAAAGGCTCTCAAAGGTTACATTGAAGAAATTGTTGTTTGTTTGGCTCGTGCAAAGTCAACCTCACAATCAATGGGTGATATCGTAGGTTTGGCTCATGATGAATTGAAAATCCCTAAAAAGATTATCAAACGCATGGCTAAAGTTCAATACAACCAATCTCTGCAAGAAGAAGTTGCAGAATTTAAAGAGTTTGAAGCTCTATTAGAAAGTATCAAAGATGTTAAGTAAACTATTTGGATTTTTCAAATCAAAGCCTGTAGAAAAACAACCAGAACCTGTTGTTGCACCGTTAGGTGATAC